TGAAACGTATTTCATCGTTTGGAAGTCATTACCCGCAAACATCTCGAAAAATGCACCGTTACCCCAACCATATAATACATCATTGCCTTTAGTCAGAGATTGAACACCTACATTCAAGTCACGGTATATTTGACCAAACTTAAAATCAAAAGTTAGAATAGAACCATCAGTTTCTACAAGGTAATATACCTGGTCATAGATAATAGAGTTGTCAGGTTTTAGTTCTAATTTTCCAAGCGCTTCTTGCGATATTACTTTAATGTCTGCACCACCTGAAACACATAGACCATCAGTAGATACCCAAATAGCAATGTCATCAATCAATCTAACAGAATACTTACTTATAGAACCCTGGTCAGCTGATAGTACTTGCTGGCTAAATGAGCTTGCGCTTGTTCCAGTTAACAAGTGAGTTTTCAACTTCGTGAAAACTAGCAAGCCGTTAGCAACCGGAGCAATGCCAGTAATTTCTGTATCGAAGTCTAGAAAGTTAGTAGCGATCCAGTATTGTGGTTTGCCTATTTCAGAGAAATACAAACGTGGACCAACAGAACCAAATAGTATAGCATAGGCTTCAGCAAAGTTTGTTATGTTATTGGGTGGTGCACCTCGGTCAGAATCGTACAAGTTGCCAGCTATGTCGATGTCTAGGAACTTATCTTCATAAACACCGCTAGTGTTGTTTATAGTATCTACCAGTGTAAACTGTGTTAAATCACCACCAATACGATATATCTTGATCTTGTCAACTTGAGGATCTGTAGATGCTACCACTGTTATGTCTGGCTTGATACCATTCTCTGCATTTATCTCTACTGTTAGCGGAGATAGCTCAGATTCAACATCATTCACAGAGTTATAATATGTATAAGCGTACTGTATAAAACCACGTATATTACCGTACCTGGATTCATCAAAAATTTGATTGCTAGAAATATCTTCCACGCTATCAGTGAAAGTAGCGGCAGGGTTAGCAACAGAACCAGCCAAGCGATAAATACCATTGTATAAGCGATAGATCTCAACACCGTTGTTACCAAACCCATTGTTGTATGTATTAACATTCTGGAAAGTTACCGTGCGGTCTGCACCAGGAACACCAGACACTCCTTTACTAAATATGGCGTTTTGGAATGACTTAACCTTGAATGCTGGTAGACCATTTTCATCTATGGATAACGAGTATGCTATTGATTGGATAGTTTCACCTGAAGCAGGTGTATCGGAGTTAACTAATAAATACTCTAATTCAGTGGATGGTAAAGCACCAGGTACTGGAGAAGTAATGGCTGTTTCGGTACCTATAACATCTGGTGGAGAGAATTGACCGGCTATGCCAGGTGCTGCTGCAGGTGGTAACACACCTAAACGATTTAACGTACCATCATAACGTTGTGGTATACCATTCTCGTTAGATATGTATAGAACTTCTTGATACTCTACAAACTGGCGTCTAGTAGCAAAGCTAAGGAACTCTTGACCAGCCTCATAGAAGTAAGAGTACTTTTGCAAGTCTCTACGACCTGTGTCTCTGTTTGTTTTAACAGGCAATAAGGTGCCGCGAGTGTTGTCTATATTCTCATAAACAATCGCCTGGTTAATGTTTAAGTATTGAGGTCTTAACCTGTTACTTAAACCACCTGTGAATTGCTGTATCTTCATTTAAGTATACCTATCACTGCATCTCTAGCTTCTGGAACAACCGTTATTAGGACAACCAAAGCAATCATTATCTTAGTTAATAATTTATTATAGTTAGCTAGAACTTCCTTAGTATCTTCAGATAGCGTAGCTATCGCAATTTCTGTTGCAGTCTGGTGTTGCATTAGCTTAACGTGATCAAACTTGTTTTCCATAATTTGTTTTTCGTGTTCACTAATCATAGCCGATTGTTTCTCTAGTGTATTCCAGTGCTGTTTAGTTTGTTGTCTCAACGTAGCGACATCACTCTCAATGTCTCGTAACCTTTCGTCCATTACTCGAACCCCGTTCTATACGTTGTCTCCTGGTAAGTCTTACGAGCAGCATCATTGAGGTCTGTCTCTACCGCTTTACCTAATTCACGCTGGTACAAGCTCATGTAATCAGCAGCTTTCTCTTTGTAGCGTGTGTCCAGGTCTAACATGAAAGCTTGTGCTATAACGTAGTATCGCAAAGCTTTGTCGAACATAGGTGGTGTTTCTAACGGTGCTTGAATTTCACGTATTGTTGTTGGTACGCGTATGTACCAGATCTTAATAGACTTAGTATCAATACCACCAATAGTTACACCGTAGTCTTCATCAACTGTAGATGTGATAGTACCTGAAGCATCTTCTATGGCGTCGAATACACCAAATACTGTATCGAAGGTGTCATACACGTTATCGTACTCAACCATTACACCATACTCAGTGTCAGCACCTGATACACCTGAGATAATGTCGTCGTTCGGAATAGGGTAAGTTCTAATGCTGTTCATGTTACGACGATCGTAAATGAGTGCGTTTATCTCACTGGAAGTATCAATCTCCCAGTTAGACGAAGAGAAGTTGTCTATAGGGTCAGATGAACCGTACTTACGCTCATTGCGCTCGTAAGATCTGTCTGATACAGCTTGTTTTACCGCTAACTCATCAAGGTAGTCGTGTGAGTATAAGCCGATAAATGAGTTGTTAAAAGTAGCACGTGTTATCATCCACACATTGTCTGGTAACTGATAAAAAGGCTGGTTAGCCTCGAGTGGGATAATGTAAGTGTCTTTAAGAATTTTTGAATGTATAGCGACGTCTTTATGAGCGTCATCTATGAAGCGCAGTAGTACTGCGTCCGACCATCGTTCACTACGAGGGTCTGCTAGAACGTCTCTAGCTCTTTCTATTATGTCGTATATCCTGGCCATCAATGTCTCCGTTAAAAAAAGACCGCACACAATCGCACGGTCTTTTTAAACACTTACGCGTTAACGTTAGTATATTCACCAGTTTTCAAGGTGTACTCGATGTACTCAACGATAACCACATACTCACCAACGTTAGTTGATGCGCCAGTGATAGTAGCGTTGAACCATACAGGTACGCCTGAACCAGTATCGGATACGCCTGTGAAGGTACCAGACTTACCGGCAGCTTTCAAATTGCCTGCAGTCATAATCTGAGTACCACCTTCGGTAGTTCCAAGAGTTACTGCAGCTGAAGTAGCAGCGTCAGAGACACCTTTAGTCCAAATGTAAGCATTTACAATTAGAGAGTCTTCTGGTAAGTTTGCAATTCGGTAACTCTGAGAGACTGATAAATCAACCTCTGCTTCACCAACACCTTCATTGATAACAGGAGAAAGAATACAGATTTTACGCTTCTGATCAAACGTGCTTTTACGCAATGCATTAACACCCATGATTACACCTGTAAGTCAATAGCGATAACGCCGTAGTCCAAGTCAGATACTTTAGCTGCCTTGTACTGTTCGTTTTCCGCTTTAAGGTTACATTTACGAGCTTCCATCCAGAACTCAACAGCAGATTCAGACTTGATTCCAAAATCTTGCGACTCTTGGAACTTATAATCTGGCATCTTACCGAAAGCAGTTTGGATAGCGCCCGCGCCCATTAACAAACCACGTGAATGCAGGTTTGCAGAGTTGTAGTTAAAGCCAGCTTGGCCAGTCCACAACGCAGTTGCAGCATTTGCACCATCATACTGACGCATACCACAGATTTCAATCTCCGAGTCGTCTAGTCCCCAACCAAGTTGAGTACCATAGGTGTCACCGAAGAATTGATCAGCTACAACAATCAAGATAGAACCAAGCTTACCGATTACACCCTTGATGTTTCTGTTTTGGTCGCCGCGAACATCACCTTGTGCTACCAAGGTTTGGTAACCAGCAGTGTCTTGACGTAAAACATTAGCCATTGCAGAGTCAATTACTAACAACCAAATGGGTTCGCCATTTGAAGTCATGTAAGGCTCAGGAGGACGACGGATGCCACCGAATGTAAAACCTTGAGAGGTTTTAACAGTAGTTTCAATGTCCAACAATGTGTTGAAGGTAAAAGTTGCACCAAGGTCGATAATGTGCGAAGGAGCCTGAATACCACTATCGTTAGTATTAAGCAAGCCTTGTGCAGAATCGAAAATCGCTTGGTCTTTGAAACGTACGAACAGATCACCAAGCTTAGAGCGTGAATCACTGTGTTGAGAGATACTCAAATCGCCAATGTCTACAGCGTCGAATACATCACCATTGTCTGCAACCAGACGGTAACGCTCAACAGTAACTTTGTCGCTGAATTTCTTCTTTTGTTCGCCTTTACCATACGCTGTATTTTTACCTTTGATAGCTTTACCTGATAGGTTACCATCAAAGTCGAAAACAACTGTATGACCGTCTGAAGCTGATTCGTTATTTGCCTGGAAGACAATAGAATCGCGAGAAGCACCAGTCATTGGAGACCAGAAAGACTTACTCGCTGCTTGGATCAAACCTTCGCGCATCCACTTCTTGCGCTTTAGGTCTGACGTTAAACTTACTACACCAGTAGCCATGTCATCACCTTTAAATTAGGTTAAAATAGGAATTGTTTGTTACAAAGGGAGCCAATTGCTGGAGCCTTAAAGGGTTGAGTAGTAACTGAAGCAATTGGATTCAGTTACTACTATTCAACAGACTTTATTATACTAAAATTTTTTGCCCGTGTAAACCGTTAATATGTCTCATTTTTGTACGATTGCTTTATGTCGCCTTGTATCGCATTATCAGTTGGCCTTTCACTACCCGGAAGCTTGGATAGATCAGGACTTCTAGGTACCTCTTCACCAGACTGAATAACTTTGTTAGATGAGATGAATTTAGCACATGTATCCATGAACTCATCGAAAGTTAACTCACCAGATTCAAACTGTTTCATGTACTTAGGTGGTACTTCATCATCGATAGCCTGGTCAGTAATCTGACGCTCAGGGTTAGCGGTGTTGTACTCTGTAATTAGACGACTACGGCGTTGTAGTTCAGTCTCTTTATATGCTTCAGTAGAAACGGCATCACGACGCTCAGTGAACTTGTTAACTTGTTCAGCTTCCACTCTAGCGATCTCTAAACGCCAAGCATCTGGATCAGCAAACTTAAGCTCTGTCAAACGATCCTGGTCGGCTTGAGGTAGCATGCTTACAGCATCTTTTTGCCAAGCAGCTGCTAACCTTGAATTTTCAGCTTTTAATGTTTCAGCTTCCTGTTGAGTTTTAGTGAACGCAGCTTGAGTATCACGACGGCGACGTTCTGCCATTGCCGCATAACCCATAGCCTCAGAAACGCCTTCTGGAGTTACCCATTTGCCTTCTTCGTTCTGTGTCATTTCACCTACAACAGCGTTAACCTGTTGCTCGAATGTCTGCTCGCCAGCAGGAGTATTCTTCTCATCCATCTTTAGTTCCTCGAAAGTGTTAAAATTGTGAATAATTATTATATCGAAACTGTGTACAAAATGAAACAGTTATTATATAATTTTTATTAAATTTTCAACCGAGTAAACGCTATGGCAGTTTTCACATTCTCAGCTAAACCTAAAGATGAGCAAGCCATAAAGCTCATAAAGCGCTATTGTGAAATACACTGTATAAACTTTAGTGCATTGGTCGTTGAACAACTTAAGCAGTATAAAGAAGAGGTTATAGATGTCAAAGATAAGTGAAGACGTACGCTACACAATCTTTGCACGTTTGATAAATGGGGACGCAGCTAAAGAAGTAGCAGCAGATGCTGACGTTAGTTACGCGACGGTCATTAAGATGCGTAGAGAGCTTGACGCAGCTAAGGAAGTCGATGCAGTGCATGAATTGCTTGATATGGATGCGGTCATGAGAACTGAAGTAATGAAAGAAGCCAGGTCTCACATGCCAAACGTGCTATTAGAAGAAGCCGATCTTGCATTAGCTAACATATCAGGTAATGTGGCAGGTCTAGAGTTATTAAGTATAGACATGCAAAAGACAGCTTGCGCTTTAAGTAATAAGATACGCAAAATGGCTTTAGGTGCAGACCATGCCAGTGAGATCGAAACACTTGCGTCTGCGTTATGCAGCTTGCAAGTAGCATTCTTCAACAACAATACTACCCAGGTCAATGTGCAGAACAACTACGGTACAGAAGGCGGTAATAAGTATGGAGGTATGCTTGATGATAAACCTAAGGATTACTGAGGAGCAATTCAATGAGTTATACCCCAATCTTGAAGGCATGTATAGTCACTTTGATAACCCTGTCCCTAATAGTATATCTAGTGAAGATTTTGAACGCCGGTATCTTTCAAGCAAGTTATGGCGACTTAACAATATTTACACTGTTGTTGATAAGTATGGTGATCCCGTTACCTTCAGAATGAACTACGCTCAGCATAGAGTGTATTCAGCGTCAAGGAAACATCCAAGAGTAATAATTCTTAAATCCAGGCAACAAGGTATCTCAACGTTATGGTTAGTTAGTTTCTTTGATGACGCTGTGTTCTGTCCATTCCTTAATCTTGGTCTTATGGCACAAGGTAATGATGAAGCATCAACTCTATTAGAACGTGTGAAGTTTTTGTGGGACACCTTAGATGATACTGTTAAATCGTTCTTACAAGTGAGGATGGTTAAAGACAATGCCAAAGCCGTTGAATTTTCAAACAAGAGCAACATGTTCATTAGAGTATCATTTAGGTCTGCTACTCTCCAGAGACTTCATATCTCTGAATTCGGAAAGATTGCTAATGCTTATCCTAATAGAGCTAGAGAAACAAAAACTGGAACACTGCAAGCACTGGCTCAAGGAAACTCCGGAATCATTGAATCTACTGCTGAAGGTAAAAACATGTTCAAAGACATGTGGGACGCAAGTGTGGTTGCAGAGCAGTCCGGTACAATGAGC